TCACCAAGTCGATGACCTTGTACTTTTCCGTTCCGTCGATAATCTGGAACATCGGCTGAACTTTGGCACCCTCTTTGCTTTTCATTCCCGGGTTTCTCCTTTCGTGATATCGACCTCTTACCCTATATAGGTGAGAGATTCATGCCAAATAATACTCCACAGCCCTTCCAGGCGAGGCATATCCCGGAATATGTAGAGATATATTTATTTCATCCACAAGGGATTCCACAGGTATCAAGAAACGAAAGAACCGTGCCAACCTATACGGAACGTATACCAAGCAATCCCTATGCCATCTCTAACACGTTATCCACAGGCATACGAAACGTATCCGATCCGCTCTCTCTATACCTTCTATACGAAGCGTATGAGAAGTTATCCACAGGTTTATCCACTTTTCGGATACGCTGCGTAATACCCCTCTCCTTTCCTTTCCATAAGTCAAAGGCTTTAGACCTTCGCTCACGCGACTGTCAAAAGCCGTATCTCCCTGCGGTCGATACGCACCACCCCACCGTGAAAAACCCTTGACACCGATTCAAGATCGTGCCACTCTCCTTCTCCCATGGACGCACCCATGGAAACCGTACGCGCTACGGAACGTAAGACAAGAACGAGGAACGCTGTCAAGGTCGCAGCCGATCTCACCATCAAAACCCTGATCGGACAAGGACTTTCAGTCCGGCAAATAGCTGCAACCCTCCATGTCTCACCCTCAACCGTACAGCGAGTACGAGACGCCATGAAGGAGATAGGACAAGAGCCGGAAGCCCTTGTGTCTGCCTCCCGGAACCTCCAACTTGGGAAGGTTTATGACCATTTCCTCAAAAAAGGCTTGAAGATTCAGAAGGTTCGAGCCTCTGACGTTGTGGCCGTGGCCAAGGATTACCGGAGCGTGGCGTACCCGACAAGGGCCGAAGGAGTGCCGCCCACCTACTCATTCGTCCAGATCAACCTGATGGAAGCGGCTCCCCGGGATCCGGATCGGGAGCCGGTCGATATCACCCCGGGCGGTCCTTCGACCACAAGGGGTAGTGTTTCGGACCTTGGGAAATCCATCATGGACGAATTCCTCAATGAATCCACGTGTTGCAGCGTCCGTTAATGGATATTATGTCAAATCCGACCCCAAAGGACCCCACCGATAGCCCGGTCCCCACCCCTCCACCTGTCGCCATCGACGCCCCGACCTCACCCGATCCTGAACCCGAAAGGTTGGTCGCGCCCTCCCCTTCCTCGCCGCCTCCCGCCGTCGCCTCGCCCGGGCCGTGTGCGCCTGGGCGGGTGCGCGAGGGGGGGGGTAGGCCCCCGCGTCGAGCCGAATCCGATATCGAGGGACTTGTCACGCTGCCGGCGCAATTTTTCATGATTTCGGGTTTGGAGGACGGGAGGTTGCGCGAGATGATTACGGAGCGTATCGCTTTTCATTCCGCTGTGTTGCCGTTTTTGAGTCTACCGGATCAGATGGTGCATTGAGATGGGCGAGGGGTATTCACTTGTCGAGAAGCTCAAGGCCCGAAAAAGGATGTTGGACGCGGCGTTTTCGGGGTCTGCGGACAATTCTTCGCCGGCTGTTCCGTCAGCTCCCGTGGTGGGACCGAAGGGCACGAAAAGGGTCCCGTACAGAGATCCGGAGACGCAGAAAATTCTTTGGAAGGATGTCCCGGAATGAGTGACGGGGGGTTTTTCAGAGGCGTGGCGATCGTGTTTGCGGTCGCGGGGGCGTTGGCGCTGCTGTTCCGAATCGTAACCGGCCATTGGCCCGTGGGGTGACGAAATGCTACTGATTTCCCTGCTGTTGCTGTTGATCGTCGTGAAGATCACGGTTCCGTTTCAGGGGCCGAACGCGAAGCTTATCCAGACGATCCTGACGATCGCGCTGTGGGTGGTTTTGATCCTGTTGCTGCTCGGGAATAACACCTTGATCCTCGGAAAAAGCCCCTTGATCCGGATTTCCTGATGCCCGTTTTGGTGGAGGGCCGGGGCGAATTCGCACGGCAGTTCGCCGTGGCGCCCTCGTTGCCGGAAAGGATGGTCGCGCGCGCCGATGCCGATGGGCTTCCCGCCGATCATATCCTCCGGATCCGGGCCGCGCAGTTCGATAAATGGATCGACGTTGAAGCCCCGGGGTGGTCCGCGGCGAATTTCGTCGGGGCATGGGCCCGGGCGAGACGCGCCTGGTGCGATTACACGGGGGATAGCCTGATTTGATCGTCATCAACGGGCAGAAATTCGAGCCGCGGTCCGATTGTTCCTACAAATGGGACTATGGGATCGTGGCGTCGAAGATCGCTTCCGGTGAATGGCCGGAACGGGACGCCGTGAGGGCTTTGATCCTCGACGATTTGTTTTTCATCGTTCATTTCGTGCTGAAAATCCCGATCGCCAATCATCCGTTCGTCGTGAAATCGTGCCGGGATGTGGAGCTCGGGCCGAAGGATTACACCCTGGACGTTTGGGCCCGGGAACACTTCAAGTCCACGATCATCACGATCGCGGAGACGATGCAGTTCACGCTGCGGGAGCCCGACGAGGCGTCGGGGATCTTCTCGTACGTCCGGCCCGTGGCGAAGAAGTTCCTCTTTTCCATCAAGACCGCCTTCCAGAACGAGAAGATCCTTTCCGCTTGCTTCCCGGATGTGGTTTGGGAGAACTGCGAGAAGCAAGCCCCGCTGTGGTCGCTCGACGAGGGGCTGATTCTTCGGCGGCAGAGCAACCGGAAGGAGCCGAACATTTCGGCCTGGGGGCTGGTGGAGGGGATGCCGACCGGGTTCCACTTCAAGCGCCGGGTGTACGACGATATCTCGACGGAGGATATGGCCGAATCCCCGGACATGATGGAGAAGGTCAAGACGAAATTCGACTCGAGCCAGAACCTCGGGACCGACGAGGGCCACCATCGGGTGATCGGGACCTACTACCACCACGCGGATCCGCTGACCTACATCAAGGGGCTCACCACCCCGCAGGGGGAGCCGAAATACCACTACCGGTTCCGGCCCGGGTCCCACGACGGGACCGCCGCGGGGTGCCCCGTGTTCGTCTCTCAACGCCGTTGGGATGACTTGAAGCTGACCAGGACCTTCAACTGCCAGCAGCTCTTGGATCCCTCGCCCATCGCGGATCAAAAGCTCAACCCGGACCTGTTCCAGAAAATCGAGCGGCGCCTGATACCGAAAGAAGTCTACCGGTTCATGCTCGTCGATCAGGCCGGCGACCTCGAAAGCGCGAAGCGGCGCACCGGCATGGACTCCTGGGCCTTCGGGATCGTGGCGGTCGAGCCGTTCACCGACGATATCGGGCAATCGAGGGTGTTCCTCGAGGATGTCGTGATCTCCCCCATGTCGGAGAGCGAGGCGATCGACTCCATGGTGAGGATGTACCTCAAGGCCGGGATGATTATGAAGCTCGGCATCGAAAAGGTCGGGATCTCCACCACCCATATCCACGTTGCGAACGCGCTCCGGGCCTACGGACGGTTCGTGTCGTGGGAGCCCGGGGGGAACGGCGTCCTCCTGCGGCCGGCCGGCCGGAACAAGAAGAAAATGATCGAATCCGCGCTGGCGTGGCCGCTGAACAACGGGAAGATGTTCTACTCGGACGCTTGCCCGTCCAATTACATCGACCGGATCCTCATGGAGATGCGGAATTTCCCCGTTTGGCACGATGACGGAATCAATATGTTCGCCTACCTGTACGACATTCTCCGCGATTTCTTCTTCGGAATGGTCGAGGAAGCCTCGGAAGCGGAGAAACGGAAGCGGTATCAACCGAAGCCGGCCGTTCGCGGCTGGATGAGTATGTAGGGGGTCCCGTGGCCGAAACCGACACCGAAGGTCAGAGCTCGAAAACCCCGAACGAGCGTATCGGGGTCTACAAGGGCTGGCACCGGGAGGCGAAAGAGCTCTCCGTCGATTGGAGAAACGACTCGAGCGAGGACGGCCGGTTCTACCACGGGGGCAAGGGCCAATGGAAAGATGCGGATATAAAAACCCTCGAGGCAGAGGGCCGTCCGGTGTTCTCCATCAACCGGGTCAAGCCCACGATCGACTTGCAGAAGGGAATCGAGATCCGCAGCCGGACCGATATCTCCGCGCGCCCCCGGGGCGCCAAGGACGGGGGCACGGCAGACGCGATCACTTCCGGCTTCAAGTATGTCCAGGATCAAAATAACGCAGACCACAAGATTTCCGACGTTTTCTTCGACGGGCTGAAAGCCGGCATCGGATGGATCGAGATTTGCGAGAACGACGATCCGATGGAGGAAGAAGTAGCCGTCAACTACTGCGATTGGAGAAAGGTCGGATGGGACCCCCTCGCCCGGGACCTTCTGTACGACGATGCCCGGTTCATGTTCAAGGAAAGATGGGTCGAGCTCGAGGTAGCGAAGAAGAAATGGCCCGAAAAGGCCGATGAGCTCGAGACGAGCATCGAGGAATTGAAGGGGGAAGGCGGGAGCACCCACGTTCAGGTGAAGCCCGATCAGTACAAGTCCGGGGAATCGGTGCAGTATGTCGATTCCCACCGGAAACGGGTCCTCGTCGTGCAGATGTATTTCAAGAAGCCAATGGACGCCGTGTTCCTGAAACTGAAAGACGGCACGGTGAAGGAGATCGCGCCGGAAGTCCTGTTGGCAAACCCAACGATCGTCGCGTCCTCGTTCATCATCAAGGTCATCAAGAAGCCCGTGGACAAGATTTGGAGCTGCATCTTCTCGGGGGAAACCGTCCTCGAGGAAGAAGCTCCCATCCTGGCCAAGCACAACCGTTACCCCCTCATCCCGTTTATTTGCTATGTGGACGAGGACGGGAACCCGTACGGGATGATCCGGAACTTGAAGGACCCGCAGCGGGAAATCAACAAAAACCGGTCGCAATACTCCCATATCATCACCACCCGCCGCGTGTTCTTCGAGACGGGGGCGCTGAAAGATCCCATCGGGGCACAGAAGCAGATCAGCCGGCCGGACGCGTGGATCGAGCTCAACCCCGGCGCCCTGAACATGAAGAAATTTCAGTTTCAGCAAGATACCGTCGTGGCCGGGGAGCATTTCAAGATCATGCAGGAGGCCAAGCAGGAGCTCCAGGAAGTCTCGGGCTCGGTCGAGGAACAGATGGGCCAGCAGACGAACGCGCGATCGGGCATAGCGATCGAGGCGCGCCAGCGCCAAGGAGCGACCGTCAACACGGAGCCCTTCGACAACCTCCGTCTGATGAAGCGGCGCATGGGAGAGCTGATGCTTTCGGAAATGCGGCGCCTGTGGACGTACGAGAAGATGATCCGGATTACCGACGAGCAGACCGGGGGAGACAAGTTTGTGACGTTCAACCAGGCCGGGGTGAACAATATAGCCCAAGGCCGGTACGATATCGTCGTGTCCGATCACCCGGAGACGGACACCACCCGGAATTGGATGAGCCGGACGCTGATGGACTTCGCCTCGAAGATGAGCCCGGACGTTGCCTTGCCCGTCATGCAAGTGGCCTTCGAGATGGCCGATATCCCGAACAAGGAGAAGGTCCTCGAGAGGCTGGCCGCAGCCGCGGCGAAGCAGGACGAGCTGACGCAGCAGAAGATCCTTGCCGATGCGATCAACAAGACGAAGCCAGCCGCGGCGCCGGCAGCTCCCGCGAAGGAAGAACCGAAGCCGATGGGCCCCCCGGAGCCTGGGATATCCCCGGAGGAAGCCCTGAACAAGATCCTCGCCGGCGAAACGTGGGGAGGGGTCACGCAGATCAAGGATTCCACCGTCGAGAAAGCCGCCGAATTTCTGAAAGCTCCAAAGCCGCCTGCCGATGGCGTAAAACCGGCCTCGCCTCCCAAGGCGTAAAAAGGGGGAATCATGGGTGCAGATCAAGCAGAACTGTTCGAGGAAAGAGAGTACACGGAAGCGGAGCTCACCGGCGAAACTGTGCCGGATCCTCCCCCGGCCGACCCCGCAGCCCCTCCGGTGCCCCCGGACCCGGGCGCGGCCGACCCGGGAAAGCCGGCCGAACCGGCAGCGGAATCGGGGAAAGAACCGCCTCCCCCGGAAACACCCGCGGCGAAGAAAGAGGATCGGGTTGTACCGTACGCGGCGCTGCATGAGGAACGCCTTGCTCGGCAGCGGTCCGATGCGGAAAACAAAGCCCTGAAAGCGAAGCTTGCCGAAACGCCGGCGAAGGAACCAAACGTCCTCGAGGATCCGGAGGGCGCCTTTCGGGCTCTCCAAGAAAGGGTCGAGACGCTGCAACAGGAACTCCTGAGCCGGGATATGGAAACGAGGATCAAGGCCGAAGTTCCGGATTTCTTCGATCAGGCTCCCGTCATGGAGAAGCTGCTCCAGGACGAAGGGATGTCGGAGGATGCCATCCGGTCCATGATCGGATCCGTCGGGGTCGAGGCGCCTACGCTGTTCAAGGTTCTCTCGAAGCTCACGAAAAGCCCCGATCCGGCAGCTTTGAGGACGCAGCTCACCGCGGAGCTCACGCCGGCGATCACGGCCCAGGTAACGAGGACCCTCATGGAGAAGTTCAAGATCGTCGATTCCGGGACGAACCTGAACCGGCTCCCCGGGGCCCCCGCTGACGGGAAGATCATCGTCGATGGAGAAAAGGAATTCGCAAAGCTTTCCCCCGAAATGCAGGAAAAGTGGCTGCGCGGGGAATAAAAACCAAGGAGTAACCGAACCATGGCCGAAACAGAATTTGGAGTAAACCACGCATTAGCCGTGAAGCGTTGGAGCACTTCGCTTGCCCACGAAGCGGAGAAAAGGCAGTATTTCGCCAAGTTCATCGGATCCGTCATCACCAAGCTCACCGACCTCGAGAAGAAAGTCGGAGACAAGATCACCCACGGTCTGCGCATGAAGCTCCGGGGCGCCGGCGTCACGGGGGACGCGACCCTCGAGGGGAACGAGGAAGCCCTGACGTACTACGACGATGCGGTTCTCATCGACCAGCTTCGTCACGCGGTCCGGTCGAAGGGCAAGGCATCGGAAATGCGGGTCCCGTACAGCACCCGCAAGGAAGGCCGGGACGCGCTGGCGACCTGGTGGGCCGAACGGTTCGACGAGCTCATTTTCGTCTACCTGTCCGGCGCCCGTGGCGTGGACTCCACCCTCACCCTCCCGCTGACCTTCACGGGATTCGCGGGGAACGCCCTGAACGCTCCGGACTCGGCGCACCTGCAGTTCGCCAACGGGTTGGCGAAGGCGACGATCACCACGGCCGATATCCTCACCCTCGGGGAGATCGACCGGCTGGTGGAGAAGGCCGAAACCGTCGATCCGATGATTCAGCCCATCATGATCGACGGCGAGAAGCACTACGTCCTTCTGGTACATCCGTACCAGGCGACCGACCTCCGGACCAACACTTCGGCGGGTCAATGGCAGGACATCCAGAAGGCGGCAGGGGCGCGCGGCGCGTCGAATCCGATCTTCAAGGGGTCCCTCGGGATGTACAACAACGTCATCATGCACTCCCACCGGAACGTGGTCCGGTTCAGCGACTACGGCTCCGGCACGAACCTCCCCGCGGCCCGGGCCCTGTTCCTCGGTGAACAGGCCGGCGCGATCGCCTTCGGGAACGGCGGCGGGGATACCGTCTCTCGGTACTCCTGGGTCGAGGAACTGTTCGACTACAAGAACAAGCTCGGCGTCTCGGCCGGGTCGATCTTCGGCATCAAGAAGTCCGTTTTCAACTCGGCCGACTTCGGCGTGATCGCGTTGGACACCTACGCGATCGCCCATTAACGGAGGGGGGACACCATGGCGTCTACCTTCCAGAGTGACAATGTAAAAAACGGCAAGCCGGCACGGACCGGGCTTGCGGCCGGATCCGTCTCCGGTCAATACACCTTCCTCGCGGCCCTTGTGGATGAGGATATCATCCAGATGGTCAAGATCCCCGCGGGGGCAACCGTCACCGATTGGGTCCTCGATATCCCGGCGACCGGCCTCGACACCGGGACCGCGATCGTGTGGGCTCTCGGGGATGGGACAACGGAAGCCCGTTACGTCACGGGCGCCGTGCAGGGGCGGTCCTCGGCCGGAGCTCTCGTCCGTCCGGGCTCCACGGGCTCCGTCGTGGGCGCCACGCAGTATCAGTACACCGCGGAGGACACGATCGACTTCAAGGTGAAAACCGCGCCGACGACG